ATCTTTGATGCTGATTGTGTAGGGTCTAAGATTTATATGATTGATACCGATCATATTTATGCTTACTATGATCCAGGCATGTACTTTGACATGACCGAATGGAAGCCGGTACCTAACCAGCTGAAGAGAGCGGCACAGATTGTTACTGCAATGAATATGATTGCATGTAGCAGGCGTTCAAGTGCTGTTATTCACGGCGTCTTTACTAATCTCCAAGCATAGGAGTAATTTATGGCTGAAGTATATACCCTTGACGACAAAGGGCAAAAAGTCGTATGGTCTGGGGCTGTTACGGAAGTACACTCCACTCAAAAGGAAACTGTAGGTGCTGTGCGTTATCACGGTACTAAGGTTTATAAGTACGTGCATTTTACTCTGGGAGCTACAGCCGTAGCATCTGGGGATTTTGCAGGGTACTTGAAAGAGCGACGTGAATCAGTAACTGCTGACTTTAGCACCACTGATATCGTACCTGCTGGGATGTTTATCTCTGCACCTGCTGATGGCAACTTCTGCTGGATTCAGGTTCGTGGACCAGCTACTTGCACAGTAGCTAATCTTTCTGGCGTAGCTGACGGTATAGTTGTTAAGCTCGATGCTAGTAACGACAAGAAGGCAGTTGCACAAACTGCTGGAACTAAGGGCGTTGCGCAGAGTATTGACACTACCGCTGGGCTAATCTATCTCGACGCTCATATCTAGGAAATTATGGGAGACTTGACGTTATTACAAATGCGAAACCAGGTAAAGCTGGCTTTAGGCAATCGTGATGATCTTGACGAGCATTTAGATTCGTTGATTAACACCTGCCAGATGCGCATTGCACGTTTCTTCGATTTTGAGGAAATGCTGTCACTTGTGGATTTAAGCATAGGTTATACTGGCGCCGCACTTGCCGATTCGTCAGTCTCTCTTCCTACGAAAACTAGGGATGTCTATGGTATTACTGTTGTGGATGGTTCCGACTATTACACAGTACATGCTGTAGACCGCCCTACATGGAAAAATAGATTTTTTGTTGATATACCAACAGCTGGCACAGATAGGCCTGCATATTATTGTATATTTTCTTCGACTATCGAACTTTACCCACCGCCAGACAAGGCGTATACAGCAAAGTTGCGTAGAAGTAAATGGCCTGCAGATTTAACAGATGATGATAGCTTGAGCGAGTTGGATACTAAAGATGATCTGCTTATTGCCTTGACTGTCTGCTGGACACTATATCATTTAAATAATGTTGAGCGTGGCAATGCATATTGGGCCATGTTTAGATCAATGCTGAAGGAGGCTATGGGTTCCCAAAATGTTAAACCTGACTTATATCAAAAAATTGATGCTCTTCGCCCCTCAACTAGCGGTAACTACTGGAAAGATCCTTTTGTAAGGAGTGTAACACATGGCTAATACGATAGAATGGGATGAGGCATTACCCGCAAATACGGATGATGCATCAGAAGGTGCGCTTCGTATAAGAGAAGGTAAAAAGGGCACAAGAGAGCCTATAAATCGAGATCATGTATTTGGCGGTACGGCTGGTCTTGCTGATCCTACCGCAGATTCAGGGTATTATAATAATTCGCATAGTGGTTTTCACAGGAGAATCACTTTTAAGAACCAGGCAGATGATTATAATGTCAGCTCCCGTACCGGCACAACAAACACAGGTGCGAGTGCTAACACTGACAAGGTTACAGAGTTATTTTGTAGTCCGCAAGCTAGCAAGCATACAGATGGTTCCGGCACGGATAATGTCTTACGTTTTCAAGGCGGTGCGCAAACTACTACTAAAGAGATTATTACAGATAGCCAAACACAAACTCTTACGAATAAGACACTTACAGCCCCTATTATTACTGGCTTAAATATAACTGGTACTTGTGTGGATGCTAGTGTTTTAACAAATTGCCAGATTGGCATCGATGGAAATAGGGAAGCCGGATTTTTTACTCAAGTAAAAGCTAGCACAGCTAAAGAAGGCTTTGTTGGGGATTTGCAGGGCGATGTATATGCATCTGATGCTACAAATAAAATACTAGAAGCTGGAACAGATGGAACAGATGCAGCATTCACCGGTATAGCATCTAAGGCTACAACATTGGCAATAACTGCCAAGGCTGACGACCAATCTTATGCTATAACATTTGTAGATGCAGATTCTTCTGCCAGCCATGATACAGTTTGTGCCGATGTAGCCCATTTGTTTTATAATCCTAATTCAAATACTCTAACAACTGATACTTTTGCTGGCGCACTAACAGGTAATGTAACGGCAGCGTCAGGTACAAGCACATTTAACAATCTTACAGTAGGTGCTGGTACTTTTACAACTGATGAGGTAACAGGAACTGCTGGTGTTGATCTAACACTTACAAAAGGTAGCACGAATAAAATAGTATTGAAGAATGCCGGAGGTATTGATATTACTGGCAATATCGAGATGCAATCTAGTGGTAGTATCACTTGTGGCCCCCTTATTGCAACGACTATTACAGCTTCAGGCGCCGCCACATTAACGTCAATTTCAGCAAAAGGTGCTTTTTCAATAAAAGATAGTAGTGATGTAGAAAAGTTTGGTGTTGTGCAGGCTAGTGGAAATACAACTATAGCCGGTACTCTAGGGGTTACTGGTAATCTTGCTGTTAATACAGATAAATTTACAGTTGCGGCTAGCACGGGCAATACTGTAGTCGACGGCACACTTAATGTAACGGGTGCTATCACAGGTAATGTAACAGGTAATTTGGCTGGTACTGTTACTACGGATACTCAGAATAGTATCATTACTATGACAGGGTTGACAACTCTTGGCACTATTACAGCAGGTACGTGGAGTGGTAATGCTATAGCAGTAGCAAAAGGAGGCACAGGAACTACAAGTTTAGCGGGCGCCAATATAGTTGCAACAGACTCAGGAAGTTCATCTTTTAGTACCGTTGCAGATGATTACCGTGCGCATGGTATTAATACTGCCTATATCGAGTCGCATAATGATAGCAAATATATGATATATACAGTAAAAGGTAACCCAACTGTAACACAACGGAGTCCTAATATTAACAATTCTTATAGCATGTTGCATAATACTTCGGATAGAAAACTGAAAGAAAGTATAGCAAAAACATCTGTTGAGAGTTTGCCCATTATTGATAAGTTAAATTTTAAGTCGTTTAGCTGGAAAGAGTCAGCTTTGCCAGAGGTAGGTGAAAAGGGTGATGTAAAATTAGGCTTAATTGCCCAAGATGTAGAGAAGATATATCCAGACGCTGTGCAAGAAGTTGGCGTTAATATCCATCTGCCGGGAGCACTTTTACCTTGCGATGAAAAAGGAAATTTACTAGATAAGCCAGTGCCTGCCAAGGGATTCAAGCCACAAGCACTTCAAATGCTTATGCTTAAAGCCATACAAGAACTTTCTGCGGAAGTAAAAGCACTTAGGGCATAATGGTACAAGTACGCACGCTTGCGACAATATTTGACCGTGTAACGTATTCTCATACATCTGAGATTGAAGACCAGTATAATGAGATTAGAAGGCTTCTAGAAGTACAGGACGAACGTATAAATGATATTATAAGTTGGATTGAGAGATTGAGTGTGCCTGAATATACAACTACTGAAAGAGATGCACTTACACCGGTAGTAGGTCAAATGATCTATCATAGCACGCAGAATCGGTTTGAGATATACCAAGGCAGTGATTGGTATTATATAACTAATCTATCAGATGCAACGCCTTAATGCCTGAATCGCAATATAAATTTGTAGAAAATCTACAAGACGGCATACGTTTAGATAAGCGTTCTGATAGTATGCCCGATGGCGGCGGCACTGTGCTAGACAATGTAACACTGCGTGACGGCATAATGGCTGTTGACAAAGGTTATGCGCAGTTTCTCGGTACTATTGAGGGCACGCCTCAGTTTATATTTCAGATGCGTTATCCTGCTGGCAATGCGGATCTGATACTTGTTACGGACCAGACTGTATATGAGAAGATTAGCGGAGAATGGAGCTATGCTGTAGATCAGGTTAGCGATGCCACGGCACAGTCTACAACACTAGCTGATGATGCCGCTACTACTGCAACAAGTGTCGTTGTAGCGGATGCATTAACATTTGATGACGATCATAAAATTGGCATACGTTACCAATCTGGTAAGCTATATAGTATTACAGGAGTAAGCACGGGCACTACGACAGCATATACACTTAGTTCAATTACAGCCTGGGATATAGGCAATAATTTATATGTGGAAGGCTTTACTACAGGTGGATATAACGGCTATCAGACTATTACAGCTATTGTCTTTAACCACGCTAGTCAAACTACCACAGTTACTACAAATTTAAATTCTAGTGCGTTGGGATCTACTAGCGAGGCGAGTAGCGGTTCGAGGAAGATGCAACGGGCTGATCAAACGCAGGAGCACAAAACTACCATTACCAATGTAAGTAGCACAACCATTACGATTGCAGACGCTTTGCCTGGGCCAGCTAAGGCTGGGGGGCGAGTTGTAAAGAGAGTTGAGCTTGGGGGTGATTTAAACTATATACCAGATAGTGTATTTATACCTGGTTGGAAGCCCAGTGGAGCCTCGAAAGAGGGTGCGACTGTATTAACTAATGTTGTAGAGAGTCCATACGTTATATATTCAGGTGGCTCAGGCGTAACTGTGCGTCCGCTGACATTGACTAAGATTACCTCTAGCCCGTTTGCAACGCATGGTTCTGGTGGCTCAACGACACTAAGCTCATTTAAACCTAAAACTGTATGTCTGTTTAGGAATAAGCTAATTTTTGGGAACTGTAATGAAGCCGGCACTACGTACACAAACCGAGTACGCATGAGTGTTGGGGCTGATTATGAAAATTTTATAGCAACTGAAGGCGGCGAGGTATATGATCTGATCGAAGGCGATACAACTATAAATGCCGTACGGGAGCTAAACAAAGTACTGATTGTATATAAGCAGGGGTCAATATTACGAGGTGATTGGATTGCCAGCGTAGATGCATCGACACGGTTCCAGACCACAATAAATAGCGAAGGTGCTATAAGCACCCATGCGATTGTAGATGCGCCAACTATCCATTATGTAGTAGGCTCGAAGAACATATACAAGTATGATGGGGGTTCACGCCTTTTGCCTATTGGTGATTCTATTAGAGAGGAGTTGTTTACGCCGCAGAGATTTGCAAACTTTAGCATGAAGGAGTTTATACATTGTACCTATGACCCGGAGTTTCAAGAGCTTTTAGTGTTCTATCCTGAGGGTGCTGTAAAAGGGATGCGTAAGGCTTTCCGTTATAGTGAGCAGAATAATTCCTGGTCTAAGCGTATATTCTACCATTATTTTACTTATGCTAAGATGCTCAAGTCTGTTTCTACTGTAACATGGAATGGTTTACGTAATGTATGGGATCAATATACACAACCTTGGATTGGTGCATTTTTTATTGCAGAGAAAACGCATAGATTTATGCTGTCTCAAGGATCGGCTGTTGCTAACGATGGCACATTTGTGTCAGATGCCTCAAAGGTAATCTGGGACCAAAACCAGGTTAAAAAGACTGATTACATATACCCAATTCAATGGCAATATGATAGCAAAGACTATTATGTTCCAAACTCTTTAGTACGTATCGAGCATGCGGATTTATACGCATCAGGTGATGATGTCGTAATCTGGTACTCAGAGGACCTAGGACTGACATGGAACAGACTAAAGTCGCTGACAGCTAAGAATAGCATAGCACAGGATCGGGTATACATTAACAAAGCATTAAAACGTATCAGATTTAGATTTAAAGGCCAAAGTGCCAACTTTCAAGCAGGTTGGTTTGGCTTTAGTTTTAACCCAGAATTTCCGTGGTAACTATGATTGAATTTGAAGGATTTGAGTTAGTACATCCCGAGTCAGGCCAGCTTAATAAGGGGCTGAGAACACAGCCGTATATACAGGCGTTAATGGAGCTATTTGGGGCAAAAAAGGGCTCGACTACTAAAAGTAAAACGAATAAGTTAACCTCATGGCAAGAAGAAGGCTACCAAGACACATTAAGTGATCTTAGTTCTGGCCCATCAAGCTCATTCACAAGCTATACTCCATCCGCGGGGCCAACTTGGTCACCGACCGGTGCGGGAGATGGATCTGCACCCTCAGTTAATTTTGCAGGTACTTGGGGAGATGTAGATAAGCCTGAGTGGGAAGGGCAGGAAGCTGGTGATTACACACCGAAGAGTGAT